TAAGTAGTTGTATTACCAGCTGATAAACCTGTTGGAAGCTTATTATAGTATATTCTAAAATTATAATTGACATCTGGTGTAGGTGCTAAGTAAATAGAGCCTGAAGTTGTATCACTTAATGCAGTTGCTCCACCAAACATAGCATAATATTTAGGCGTTCCTGTTACATCTTGTGCAGTAGCAGAACCTTCGGGTCCTGTTAATCTTCCTACATACTCAGATAAAAATGTTTGATCTCTTTTCTCTAACCAAAAACCTTGTTCCGTGGTATTTGTTGCATTAAATACTTCTACCCCTCTTACAAATAAAGTTCCTCCTGGTACTCTTATATTATTTACATCAGCTGCCATTGTACCTTCTTGAACAAATCTATCTGCATCCATAGGTAAATCATTACTAATTCTATTTTCAGATAACATAATAAAATCATCAATTAAAGCTTGTGTAAAGACTGTAGAACTTACTTCAGTATAATCTCTAATTGCGGTTGTTAAAGTTGCGTAAGTGTATGCCATAATTATGCTTCTAAGGTTACGGGCCCAACTCCTACGGGGTAACCTCCTCCTCTTCCTGTTGATGTAGCATTTGTTGCGGCTGTAAACCAAAACCAATTAGTTTGAGTAGCATCAGTTGCTCCAGTTACATATTTACCTACTGTTATAGCATATCCTGTATCTAGTGCAATAACTGCTCCTGTAATACCATTAACATTATCGGGTATATTATAATTTCCAGCTATACCTGGAGCACCCCTAAATCTTTTTATATCTCCTGTTTCATATTTATGTCCTGGTAAATTAACATTTACAATTCCTGATCCAACTTGGTATGTTTCAAATGGATTAAACATTAATAAATCTAAAACACCAAATTCTGTTCTTGCTGGATATGCATGTTCCAAGGCTTGTGCATCAGCGCTCACGGGTCTTGGTGTAAGTTGTGGTTGCTTAGCTTCAAACTCAGAATTATGAACCCAGGCTCCTGTCCATTCTTGTACCATCTCATTATAAGGGAACGCGGCCCCTGATCTCATTGAGATCATCAATGCTCTAGAACCTTTGGAATAAGTAGCCATTAGATATTAGGGTAATAAGTTTTAGGGGTTATGTATGTACTAGATGGAGATCCATCTTCAGATAAAGCCCTTGCTAAATCATCTTCGTAAAACAATTTTAATTCTTGTGTTCTCTCTGGTGCAAACTTTTGAGATAATAAATAACAAAGACCTGAAACCATACATGGGACAAATCTATAAGGGGCATCAACCGCATTACTAAATGCTCCCACATCTTGAATTCTTTTAACATAATATACACTTAATTTACTTGTAGCCGCCGCAGCACTTGCATTAGGTAATGGATAAAGTGTAACTGTAACTCTATCTATAAATCTTTGTACCCAAAACTGAGAAGGGGTTCCAACTGCAGCTTTGTTAGCTGTACCTGAATATGCGGATCTGTCTACTTTAGTTAATCCGACATCTGATTGAGAAGTAGTATTATAATTTTGTCTATACGTAACATTTAAAAGATCTGTAATACCATAAATATTTGCTGTAGGTAAAGTTGTTGCTTGAGGTGAAGCAGCTGCTGCTGCGGCACTATCAACTGAGTTTCTATAAAAAGTATATGTTCCAGCACCTTCATCAGTTGCATCAACATTAGTAGTAGACCCTTGAGTTAATGTAACATTTGTATTTCCAATTTCCCAAAAGTGTAAACCTCTATTACCCCATTCTTGAAATAAAATATTTAAAGATCTTCTAGCTGTTTTTAATTGATGTCCAGAAGTACCAACTAAACCAATACGTTCATAGGCATCTGAAATAATCTCATCAATAGAAAAATCCTGATCAAATGCATAAGCTCCTGAAGTAGTATTTGCCATGTTATCCTCCCGCCGTTAAGTTAGGTGAGTTGTATGAACTCGTGTATAAAGTATACGCTGTAATATTATCTGAATTGGCAACATATATTCCATTAGGAAATAATATACCACCTCCAAAAGTTAAATCAAATATTTTAGTATCAGGAATATCTACATCACATAAGTGTGTTCCAACTTTATTGCATAAAGTAAGTCTTCCTGCTCCAGTTCCATCTGATGAAACTGATAAACCTGTTAATCTAACGGGCACATCTACATTTAATAAAGCATAAGGTAGTTGTTGAATATCATCTCCTGAAGTTGCAGAAGCTGCCGTTGTTCCATTAGCTCCTCTTGTGACATTAGTTAGTCCAACTAAAGCAGCTGAAGTTGTGGGTAAATAAGTTGTAGCTGCAGAAGCTTCTTCTACTTGTGCACCCCAAAAATATATAAATTTATTACTGCCAGGAGCAGAATTAGAATTGTCACCATCACTTAAGCCATAAAGAACAGTAGCACCAGAAGCTACTACAGATGGAAATGTTCTTGTACATCTATACCAACCATCACCTACACTTGTTATAGTAGATACATTAGCTGCACCATTAGATGCTCCAAGAGTCCCATCCGTTAAATTAAACCATCCTCCACTAGTACCCGAAGACACATTTGTAATTCTAAACCAATTCATATCACCAGCTTTTGCAAATATACTAAAAGTATAGGGTTGACCCGTTGTCACAGTTGGTGCCACGTTAACATATCCACTGGCGGTATTTGTTGATAGCCAACTATCAGCAGTTGTGGTTCCATCTGGAGCAGTTGTGCTATTAGCCGCTATAGTTACATTTGTTTTAGACCAAGCAGCATTATCAAATTGCTCTGAATATGTTATTAAATTTGAACTAATATCTGTAAAACTTACAACTTCATTAGTAGATTCAACTTCTGCCACGACACTTGTTGAAAAATTAGTGGTACTGGCAACAGGGATATAATCCTGTGTTGCATCAATATTCGCTGCGAGTGTAGTTGCTACACTCATTAAAGCTGACCTAGTTGCCTGAGTCATGATAATCCTAACTTAATCCTGCGCCAGAAAACTTATCAGTAAATAATGTGTAACCGGCTACATTAGTTTTAGTTTTACAGAAAACTCCAGCGGGGAATAAAACTCCTCCGCCAAAATTTAATGTATAAATTTCTCCAGTAGGTACATCAATATATAAAACTGTAGTACCTGAGTTTGAAGTTGTAGTTAATTCTAAAACTCCCGCTCCTCCAGTACATGCAATTGAAATTGAATAAACTCTTACCGGTGGCACTATAATTGCAGTTACTCCTGCAGCTGCTGCGGATCTAGTAGCTTGTATATTTAATTGAGCCATGTTTTTTCCTTAAATTTTGTAGAGGCCCCGAGGGGCCCCTTTAATTATTTATTAGTTAGTAAAGTTAGCAGCTTGTGCATATGTGCACTGAACTAAACCTTCACCTGCTGATGCAACACTACCTACTCTTGCAAAAGTAATACCCACTACATGATCAATATAAGCTGATTGACCCGCTGAGTTAGTATCTGTTGTACCTACTGACATATGTTTTTTGATCTGTCCAGTGTCAAGCGGACCCATAAGAGAGTAAGAGTTATAGATACCAATAGTATCAATATCTCCAGCTGATTGAGGTGTAAAGTAATCTATATCCCAAGTTTGAACACCTGCAGAATTAAAGATAGAACCAAATGCTGTATTACATGATGTACCAAAATTAAATGCAAGAGGCACGGCTGTTTCTAATCTGTTAATTCTAGATCCTGCTGGAATTACAATGTTGTTAGCTAAATTACCTGTACGTGTTTGATTAAAGTAAACGTCTGGACTTGTAGACGTTCTACCTTGGCAATCAATTTCAGCATTTGGATAAGCATTGAAATTTGATCTACACATCCAAGTAACTTTGTTACCGTCTCCAGTTCCAATAGTTACATTACCCGCTGAAGCAGAAACTGCTCCTGTACCTGAGTTTGTAAGCGTAATAGATTCAACTGTGTGAAATCTATCTGTTGTAAATACTGAACCAGCGTTACCACCAACTTCAGTTTCAGTTTTTGCTATACCATCAATTGTTGTACCTACAACAGTGAAAGTTTTATCACTATCATTACCTGCTGAAGTAAATTTAATTGATGAAGCACCATAGTAACCTGCTTTTTTTTGTGTAGTTCTACCTACACTATCAACAGTGTCATAGTTACTACCAGTAGTAAGATCTACAATTCCTGTTGATGGAACTGATGCTATAGCAAATAATGAACTTGCTTCATATATTAAATATGAATAATCAAAATACCAAGATTGGTATCCTAAAGATGTTCCTACATTTCTTTGTTTTCCATCGTAACCTTTACCTGAATCAAGATTGACAGCAGGTATTGCTGGTCCGAATGTATCGTTTACTGTACCTTGTTTTATCGGTCCAGAGAATCGTGTTTTAGCCATAATAATATTCCTCCTAGAATATAATAAATGTAGTCCCTAGGGGTTGTCGACTATACGCGTCTACATTTAAGTTTTTTTATATATAGTAATGAAATAATACACTAGATTTTAGTAGAGTGCAAGAGATCCTACAGTAAAAGTGCGATTTCAGCGATGTAGCTTTGTGACTTAAGTAGCTACAGAAACTTGTGGAGCAGCGCCTTCTATGCTATTCTTTAAGTGAGCTAATCTTGCTTCTTCAAGCTTGATATCTGTGATGACTTTTTTGACTTTGTCGTCAATTCTAACCATCTCAAGAGTATATCTGTTATTATCCAGATG